GTCAAGGTAAGACTCGTCGTGGTTCTTATGCTGCTTATCTTGATATCGACCATCCAGATATTCTTCTATTCCTTGAGATGAGAAAGCCAACTGGTGACCAGAACTTCCGCTGTCTCAATCTTCATCATGGTATTAACATCTCTGACAAGTTTATGAATCTTGTAGAGAAGTCTATGCTTGATCCAAATGCAGATGATAGCTGGGAACTCAAAGAACCAGAGACTGACGAAGTTAGAGAAGTTGTGGCTGCTCGTGAGTTGTGGCAGCGTATTCTTGAAATGCGTATGCAAACTGGTGAGCCATACATTCACTATATTGATACGTCAAATCGCTATCTTCCATCTTGGCTCAAAGATAAGGGGTTGAAGGTTAGACAATCAAATCTCTGCTCTGAGATTACACTACCTACAGACAACGACCGCACTGCTGTTTGTTGCTTGTCTTCGTTGAACCTAGAACACTTTGATGATTGGTCACAGAACGAACAGTTTCTTCAAGACGTTCTAGAGATGCTTGATAATGTATTGCAAAAGTTTATTGATGATGCGCCAGACTTTGTTTCAAGAGCTAAATACTCTGCTATGCGAGAACGGTCAGTTGGTGTAGGCGCTCTTGGATTCCACGCATATCTTCAGAAGAGAAGTATTGCATTCGAATCTGCTGTTGCTAAGTCTCTCAACATGCGTATTTTCAAGCATATCAGAGAGGGTCTAGATGTAGCAAATTTGAAGTTGGGTAAGAGTAGAGGAGAAGCACCTGATGCTAAGGGTACTGGTCGTCGTTGCAGCCATGTCATGGCTGTTGCTCCTAATGCATCTTCTTCCATCATTATGGGCAATACATCTCCTTCTGTCGAGCCTTGGAGAGCTAATGCATACAGGCAAGACACACTAAGTGGTTCATTTCTAAATAAGAACAAGTTTCTTGATGCTTTGATTAGAAAAAAGATTGACGAAGATCCTTCTATCAACTATGATAGAGTTTGGTCATCAATCATTGCACACGAAGGTTCTGTACAGCATGTGAAATTTCTTTCTGATTACGAAAAAGATATATATAAGACAGCAATGGAAATTGACCAGCGTTGGGTTATCGAACACGCTGCTGATAGACAGATGTTTATTGACCAAGCACAGTCTCTGAATGTATTCTTTCGACCAGACGCAAATGTGAAATATTTACATGCTGTTCATTTTTTAGCGTGGAAAAAGGGTCTGAAGACGATGTATTATTGTCGGTCTGAGAAGATTGGCAAAGCAGACAAGGTGTCACGTCGTATTGAAAGGCAAGTTATTCAAGAACTAGATATGTCTGCTATCGCTATGGGTGAAGATTGTATTGCCTGCGAAGGTTGATGATTAAAGGAGAGTTATAATGTTTATGACTGAAGATACGAAAACTTCATGGAACACATTCAAGGTTGGTTATGAACTAACTGAGAAGCTATCGTTTGAAGATAAAGCTATTAAAAAGTTTGTGCCAGTACTCAAAGAAATTGGTGTGCATCCGTATCGTTGGGTTCGTCTCACTGTTCCAGAGGGATTCATCTACAAACCATACTATATGCCAATGGCTCCTGGTTTGAAGCAGTTGCTTGATATTGATTTTGCTAGGAAGGCGTATGTTACATATGACTATCTAGCGTGGAAACTTCGTTGCTATAATAAGGTTAATAAGGTAAACGAAATATCAAAGGAAGCAGAAGAAGCTATCAACGAACTGTTTTTGATGATGATTGATTCCGAAACAGTAAAATATCCTATTCCAAAATGGAAGAGATATTTGATTGAGAGGTTGATTAAAAATCTAAATGGTGGTGCGCTAAAACATCGTGATGGCGATAATGATAGAATGGCTTAATAACGCACTTATTATTTGAAGATTTTTGTTGATTATAAATTACTAAAGGAGAGACTAATGGGTAAAGCTGCTATTTTTGTAATGATTCTTATCGCACTCGGTATTGCCGCTTTCTTGATTTGCGGTGATGAGATTGGTGAATTAATTAATCCCACCCCAGCAGCACCAATTGCTGTTGAGGCACCTGCTAATCCAGTTCCAACTAAGAAATAAGGAGAATACTAATGCAATGGTTTAAAGATCGAATGTCAGAGCGTACTACACTAGACGGCACAGTAATGGTTGTCGGTGGTCTTGTACTGCTTCTATTGCCAGTAACAGTTGTTAAGATTGTCGCCGGTTGCGCTCTTGCTTATGGCGCATATACACTAATCATGAAAGGCTAAAAAACATATCTCGTGTTAGAACCTCAAAATCTCTATTATTATATATAATGGTACATATTGGTTCTAACACGAGGTTTTACTTATGATTACATATTTGTATATAAAACAACACAACGAAACTGGGCTAAAATATTTTGGCAAAACAACCAGAAATCCATTTACTTATAAGGGGTCTGGTCTATACTGGAAAAAACATCTGAAGAAGCATGGTAACGATGTTACCACTACTTGGGTTCAGGCGTTTGATAATATAGAGAAACTAAACGAATATGCTATTAGATTTAGTGAGGAAAATGATATAGTGGAAGCAAAGGCTTGGGCCAATCTAAAGATTGAGAATGGTTTGGATGGCGGTAGAGATCCAGGATTTATTGGTGTTGAGCCATCCGACGAAGTGCGAAAGGCCAGGTCAAAGCGTATGACCGAGAACAACCCTATGCATAATATCAAGAGTAGAATGAAACATTCTAAGGCTATGGCAACAGATAACAGAAAACAAAAACTATCCAATGCTAAAAAGAACAATACTAATGTTTTAGGTCGTTCGTGGTATAATGACGGAAGTAAAACTAAAATGTTCGCTACCCCACCAGATGATGAAAAATGGGTTCCGGGTAGATTAAATCCACACTGGAACCACAAAAGGAGTAAAACACTTGGCGCTAACTGATGAGAGGCTTCACTTTAAGCCATTTAACTATCCTAATATGTATTCACTTTGGTTAAAGCACGAGCAATCTCATTGGTTGCATGGTGAAGTTCCGATGATGGAAGATATTAAAGACTGGCGTAATCGTTTATCAAGCGCCGAAAAATATTTTCTTGTACAAATCTTTCGGTTCTTTACGCAATCCGATATCGACGTGGCAGGTGGTTACGTTAAAAACTACCTGCCACACTTTCCTCAACCAGAAGTCCGTATGATGCTTATGGGATTTGCTGCTCGTGAAGCAATTCATATCGCTGCATATTCACATCTAATCGAAACTCTTGGTATGCCAGAAAGCACATACAATGAGTTTCTAGAGTATGATGCAATGCGTGAGAAGCATGAGTACTTCATGGCAAAGGTAGACAATGAAGCAGTGCTGCCAGTCAAGATGGCTGCAATCTCTGCCTTCACTGAAGGACTCGCACTATTCAGTTCGTTCATTATGCTACTAAACTTTCCTCGTCACGGTAAGATGAAGGGCATGGGTCAGATTGTTACATGGTCTATCGTTGATGAAACGATGCACGCCGAAGGTATTATTGCTCTGTTTCGCTCGTACCTTGAAGAGAACCCAGAAGTTTGGAATGATGATACAAAGAGTCAAATCTACTCTATCGCAGAGAAGATGGTAGAACTTGAAGATGATTTCGTTGATCTAGCATTTCAGATGGGTGAGATGGAGAATCTCACAGCAGCAGAAGTCAAGCAGTACATTCGTTATATTGCTGATCGCCGTTTGATTTCTATGGGTATGAAAGGTATTTTCAAAATCAAGAAGAATCCTTTGCCGTGGGTTGAAGAGATGATCAATGCTCCAACACACACTAACTTCTTCGAGAATCGTTCTACTGATTATGCTACCGCAGCACTCAGTGGCTCTTGGGAAGAAATTTGGGGAGCAAGCAATGGATGAAGCGTATGAAAAAGACCATACCTGTGATATGTGTGGCGCTGTGTTTACAATAAAGCACGAACTATATGATGACGTTCTCTATTGCCCTTTCTGTGGCGATGATGCATTGATTGATGAGGAGACGGTAGAATAACATGGTTTTACAATGGTGAAGAATTCTTAGATATACCTGAAGATTATATTGGATTCGTTTATATTATTACACAATTAGATACTGATAAAAAGTATGTTGGTAAGAAACTATTTTGGTCTAAGAATACCTTACCTCCACTTAAAGGTAAGACTCGCAAGAGACGTAAGATAGTTGAGTCCGATTGGAAAGACTATTTCGGTAGTTCTGAGTTGGTGAAGCGTCTTCTACTAGAGAATGGTAGAGACGCTTTTCGCCGTGATATTCTTTACCTTTGTATGTCGAAGGGAGAGATGGGTTATCTAGAAGCTAAAGAGCAGTTTGATAGAAACGTTCTGCTAGATGATTCGTATCTAAATGGCATCATAAACTGCAAAATTCACCGCTCTCATGTAAAATCTCTAAAAAAGGGTTGACTTTTGTTTCTAAAATGATTATATTAAATATATCAGAAACGAAAAGGAATGATAATGAACAAATCTCAGATGATTTATGATCAGCTAATGTGCGAATGTGAAGCCGCTATTGATGACTTCACCAAGTCCAAATTCAGTCTGTATCGTAGGCTGATTGTTCTCAAGCCAGCAAAGAAGTATGTAGCTAAGATTGCAGAGTATTATTCTCGCTTGCAGGAAGAGCTACGAGAGTTGGTTGAGGATAAAACTCCTGACCTCGTTGAAGCATACGACTATCTCAAACTCCCACAACGAAAGAAGTTTCTCGCATTTGTGACCACTCTTGTCGAAGACGCTAATTCTTATGCTGCAAGCAAGAAGAAGGTTCGTGTGAAGCGCAAGGTGTCATCCGAGAAGATTGTTTCAAAACTCAAGTATAAGCAGTCTGATGGCGACTTCAAGCTGAATAGTATTGATCCTATCGTCATTCCTCAGAGCGAGATACTATTTGTTTTCAATACAAAGTATCGTGACTTGTTTATATATCAAGCAAAGGAGGGCGAGAAGCTATCTGTAAAGGGCACAACCCTACAGAACTTCGATGAGAAGAAGTCCTTCAAGAAGAAAATCCGCAAACCCGAACTTCTTAGTAGTGTGTATCGTTCTACTAAACTTCGTTCTATCAATGCGTTTAGTGAAATCAAAACAAAGCCAGGTGTTGCAACAGGTCGTATCAACGGCGACTGTGTTCTACTGCGAGCAATATAGGAGATAAAAATGGATATTACTTTTACACCAGATGACCCTGAAATCGGAGAAGTGGAGTTTACGTTGGATAATGAAACCATCGCATCCAACGTCCTTCTCTTTCCAAAACGAACGTCACCAGACTTCGAGCCTCCTCAAAATAGAGCGGAATTGCACGAGCGAATTCGAGAGGAACAGATAGAAGTTGCGATTGACATTGCGACTGAAGTTCTCTGTCAGACGTTAGGCTCTCTACAAGACATGGGATTCAACATCAGGAAAACTGAAAAGCTAGGATATGATGCTGCTTTGATGCTAGAATGCACTAAGGCGCTTATTATGAGAATGCAGGGCAATGAGCATCCATTACACGATAATCTTGAAAATATTATTCCGATGACCGAATTTGGGTCTGATCCTATGAACTACTATAACCAGTTTCTGAATATCCTAGAGGGTGGCACTGATAGTTAATTTTTTAAAAAAACTTCAAAAAAGTGGTTGACTTTTGTTTTGAAAACTGTTACAATATGTATATTGAATGATTGAAAAGGAAGACGAAAAATGGCTCACGAACTTGAAATCGTAAACGGTGAAGCGCAGATGGCATATGTTGGGGATGTTCCTTGGCATGGTCTGGGTGTTGCAGTGCCTGAAGACACTTCTGCTATGGATATGATGTCCCTTG